GTAGTTGAAACAGTTACACCTGGCGGAGACGATACTTCTTACAGAATTCCAATCACTGTCCCAGTTCTATACAATGGTGTTCAATACACAAACATTTACGCAACAACTAACTCTGTAATTACTTTTGGTCAACCTGACAACACTTTCCACACATACCCAAGCACCCCATCTATTTCAATTGAATCTCGTGACTGGTGGGCTTTGCCAAACTACATGCCAGATACCCACTTTATTATTAGAACCTCCGATGGTGGATTCCAAGTAGACGGCAAGTACCGTCCTTACGGTGCTATGACTGGTGAAACTACACAGATCGTTATTACTGGACAGATCCTTACAGACGGAAACGTTTCTTACACATATTCTGTAGAAGGACGTTTGCTAGGTGACGAGCGAACTGGAGCTCGTTTACAAAACGGAGCTGTTGTTACTCTTGAACAAGCTGGTGTTACTCAAGTTACCGCACCTATCGAGCTAACTCCTGAACCAGTTGTTGAGCCGACCCCACCACCTGCGCCTGAACCCACTCCTACACCTACACCAACTCCAGAGCCAACTCCAACGCCAGTACCTACGCCTCAACCTGAGCCTACTCCTCAACCTCAGCCGACTCCAACACCTGAGCCAACTCCCGTACCACAACCTGAGCCAACACCAACGCCCCAGCCAGAACCGCAACCGCAGCCAACACCCGCACCTTCACCAGAACCTACTCCCGTTCCTTCGCCTCAGCCTGTAGAGCCAACGCCTTTGCCAACGCCCGTTGAGCCGCCCGCTCCAACGCCTCAGCCGTCTCCGGAGCCATCTCCGGTTCCAAACCCTGAGCCAATCCCTACTCCTGTTCCAGAACCACAGCCACAGCCTGAACCTGCGCCACAGCCAGCCCCAGAACCCGTACCTGCTCCTGAGCCAGCTCCTGAACCCGTTCCTGGGCCTCCTGTAGAGCCTGAACCACCTGTCTCAGATCCTGACCCTGCACCTACTGAGCCACCCACAGAAGAGCCATTACCACCCACAGAACCCCTACCACCCGAGGAAGGGCCTTCAGAGCCACCCGTAATGCCCGAGGAGCCTCCTGCGGAAGCTGAGCCACCTGTGGAAGTAGAACCAACACCGCCGATACCAGAGCCAGAGCAAGAAAATCCGTCCACAGAACCATTAGAACCTCCAGTCGAGGAACCTCCCGCTGAGGAACCACCTGCTGAGCCTACACCTCCAGAAGAACCTCCTGCAACTGTAGAAGAGGCGGTTACAGAAGCTGTAGATGATGCGCTCTCTGATGGAAAGCTAACTGAGGCGGAGTCTGATGCTGTCGTTGATTCTTTAATGGAGGATGGAAAGGTCACAGAAGCCGAAGCCACCGCCCTAGTTGAAACACTAATGGATGGCGGTAAGTTAACTGGCGCGGAAGAGTCTTTGATCTTAGATGCACTTTCTGCTGATGGAAAGGTTACCCAAGCAGAAGTTGCTAATCTTTCAGAGACTCTTGCTAGCGATGGAAAATTTACAACAGCAGAAAAAGAGCTTGTAGCAGAAGCCCTCATTGAGTCAGTAGCCCCAGGCGAGACTCTTACTAAAGAGCAAATCCAAGATGCTGGTATCGCCTACCAAAACCTACCGGCGGAGACACCTGTTGAGGTTAGACAGGATGAGAACGGAAACGAAGTTATAATTACTGCAGATGTTGCAGCGGCTCTAGTTCTTCTAGAGAACCCATCCGAATTAATTGGTGAATTATTTAGCGACCCAGGTGAGGCACTACAAGCACTTGGAAGTATCGGTGCTGATATGTCTACAGAAGAACGCAAAGAAGCAACTGACATGGTTGTTGCAACGGTTGTTGCTGCGGGCGCTGCTATGAATGCAGTTGGTGCCGCTGCTGGTGCTGCTGGTGGATCCACATCAGGTGGTTCTAGCGGTGGCGGAGGAGGAAGTTCTGGAGGCGGAGGCGCTTCTGGAGAATTAAAGGGAGTCAGGAGAAGGAAGCCATGAGAATAATTAGAGACATGATTGACCAACTATGGACACTGCTTGGCATGTTTATTGCTTGGGTAGTACTTGACGGGTCTGCAAAGACAATTGTGGGGTACGCAATTATTGGAACACTATTTGCATGGGCGGTTACTTATCGACTACGTAACCCAAAGGATGAAGAGTAATGTTAAAAAAGATTATGCTAGCCTTGGCTCTAGCACTTACACTTTCAAGTTGCGGGTACAGCGGTGGGTTTAGATACCCTTGCCAAGACCCCGCAAATTGGGAAACTGCAGAGTGCAAACCACCTGTTTGCACATCCCTACAGATTTGCCCAAGCGATTTAGTTAAGACACCTCAACCAGAAGGAACACCAAATGTCTAAAGAAAAACTAACACCACAAGACTTAGATGCGAGATTAAAGTTTATTCTAGGCATCACACTAGGAACTATCCTTTTGTGTACATCACTCGGCATCCTCTACGGTCTTTTATTTGTGACACAGCCAATTGGTGCGCAGTCAGAAAATGACAAGATGTTCTTTAACGTTCTTGGAAGTATTGCTACATTTATTACAGGAACTCTTGCGGGTATTCTTATTGGTTCATCTGGAGCTAAAGATGTTATGGCAGCACAGTTGTCAAACAAAGAGATGGACGCTAAGAACACACAGGCTGATAAGAAGCTTGAAGCAGAGATTGATGCTACTGCAGCTCGTTTAGCTGCTAAGCCAGATGGTGCAATGCCAGAGGCACAACCAGTTGATACAGATTGGGATAAAGAGTAATGGCAGATCAAGGAACAGTAGCTCGTCTTATTGAAGTTGCAACCGCGGAATTAGGTACTATCGAAGGCCCTAAGGACAACGAGACAAAGTACGGAGCTTACACAAAGGCTAACTTCCAGCCATGGTGCGGAAGTTTCGTTAACTGGTGCGGTAATGAGGCTGGGGTAAAGATCCCTAACACTGTTTACACACCAGGTGGAGCACAGGCTTTTAAGAAAGCTGGCTCATGGATTGATGGAGACATTGCAGATCCAGAACCAGGAGATATCGCGTATTTTGATTTTCCCTCAGACGGTGTTGATAGAATTTCTCACGTAGGTATTGTGATCAAAGACAACGAAGACGGTACGGTTTGGTGCATTGAAGGAAACACGAGCCCAGATAAAAAGGGCTCACAGCGCAACGGCGGTCAGGTTTCTAAGAAACTTCGTGCTTTTAAGAAGAACAAGGCTGGCGAAATGATCTCAATCGTAGGCTTTGGCCGCCCTAAGTTCAAAGCAGCAGGTGCAGCTAAATCTGCTCCAGCAGCAGATAAGTGCCCAACCTGCGGAAAATAGTTTATGGATGATGCTGCTCGCATAAGGCGCTACACATGTGCCTTATGCGATAAGCGTTTTGTTGTACCTGATTTAGCACGCTCTTGTGAAGAAAAGCACCTAGACTTAGACCATGAATGATGAGGTCAGAAACGCAGCCTTTATCGGTGCTTCTATTAATAGCGGTTTAGGCGGAATACCTGCCGGAAAGAAAAAAACCAAAAACAATAAAGAAGACGATAAAAAAACAACATCTGAAACTACTGCAACTGAAGCGCCTAAAGAAACAAAGCAAACTAAACAGCTTCCTAAACCTAAAAACCCATCATCAAAGAAGCCAAAACAAGCAACAGGTCCTGTGTTTGTAAAGTCAGAAAGAATTAACAAACCATCTGAGCCATCTGGCCCAAAGCCAATCAACTTTATTCCTAAAGAACTTCCTACATATGGACCCGGGTCAGAGTTTAATCCCAACCGCGGACGTCAGTTTAATGGCTAAAAAAAGAAAGTTAGAACTAACCGAGACCACAGCTATAGCTCAAAAGGCCGCAGCAACACTCGGATCTACCAGAGACGGTAGAGACAAAATGACTAGGGCTAGTTACAAAGGCGCCATTAAGGTCATGGACACTCACGGCAAGCAATGGAATAGGTACACACCATGAGGTCTTCAGAGTTTAAAGGGGCTGTTGACAAGCCAATTACTATTAATGATTCTCGGTTTGGTCTTAGAAAGTTTTTTATTAACGAGAACGAAAAGCCAAGTATCGGCGGGGTTTATGCAATACCTGGCAAAGGACCAAACGGAGAGTCCCAAAACTAAGGTTTAGACGGAAAAACCAACCTATTTCCTCTAAGGTAGGACATAGTTTTTGAAAGGACAACCATGGCGGCAGCATATCCAGCTGGAATAGCAAGCTTCATTAACAAGGTCAACGTCACAGATATCATTGACGCGTCCCATCCCAATGTCCTACAAGACGAAGTGGTTGCTATTGAGAATACTTTGGGAACAGAGCCAAACCGCTCAACAAGCCCAAGTTCTGGCGGAACTTTTAATGCAACATCTAACTTATTCTCAACAGTAGGACTTCGCCTTAACAACCTTGAAGTTGGCGTTGTATCTGACGCACACACGCAGTACCTACGCAAAGCGGGAGATACCGCTAACGTAATTACAGTAGGCGTTTCAACCACTAAGGGATTAGTTGTTAAAGGTGCAGCATCTCAGTCAGCTAATCTGCTTGAGTTCCAAAACTCCTCCGCGTCAGTGCTTTCTTACATCAACTCTGCTGGAGCTTTTGTGGGAGCTATCACACCTCCAGATCTAGTTGTTAACGAGAAGACAACTGGATACACAGTTGCTTTAGCTGACAAAAACAATTTAATTTCTGTAAACAGCGCTTCTAATCTACAGATCACAGTCCCAGCAAACAGCACAACAGCTTTTCCAGCCGGATCACAAATTAACATTTTCCGCCGAGGTACTGGAACAGTTCAAATTGTTGGATCTGGAACAGCGACACTTGTTGGAACACCGGGTTTTTATCTTCGCGCTCGATACTCATCCGCCACTCTGATTAAGCTCGACAACGCTGATAACTGGGCGCTAGTCGGAGACTTATCACTAGCTTAAGGTAACCATGCCTAACATTGGTATTACCGCATCGTCGAGCCGTGAAGTCCCAGACTCTCCGGTAATTGACGCTGCAGTAAACGTTCCGTCAGGTAGAGCCTTTAACAACGGCCGCGGGGATGTTTCATTCACACCGTCAACTTGGGACGGCGGATTACCTATAACTTCTTATATCGCTACTTCAAACCCAGGGTCATACACAGGATCAAACACAACTACGCCAGTTACGGTTACAGGACTACAGTCAGCTACTTCTTACACTTTTAATGTTGTTGCCGTAAACGGGGTAGGTAACTCTACCGCGTCTAGTTTTACATCCGCCATTACCGCCACTACAGTTCCACAGGCGCCTACTATTGGATCTGCTTCAGCAGGTAACGGAAGCGCTACCGTAAGCTACACAGCAAATGCGACGGGTGGATCAAGCATTACAGGCTTTACAGCTACATCTTCTCCAGGAGGGCTAACTGGGACAGGTATCTCTCCTATTACTGTTTCTGGGCTTAACAATGGCACTACTTATACATTTACAGTAACGGCTACTAACGCTAATGGCACATCCTTAGCTAGCGCTGCTTCTAATGCAGTTACCCCTACAGCACCTCCTGTGATTATCGCCACCCCGGTAATTATTGCTACTCCTGTGATTATTGCTGAGCCTGTGATTATTGCTACTCCTGTGATCATCGCTACCCCAGTAATTATTGCTACCCCAGTAATTATTGCTACCCCAGTAATTATTGCCGAGCCTGTGATTATTGCCACCCCAGTAATTATTGCTACCCCAGTAATTATTGCCACTGGTTGCCAGAACCCTTGCCCACCTCCATACTTTGGTTGCCAAGATGGTGGAGCTCTTTGCGCAATTTAACGTGTATACTAAACTTTAATAAAGGAGAATAAAATGACTTGGAAACGCTACGCAGGTGTTACTGGTAACGATGTTTTTACTATTTTTAGTTTTGACTCCGACCAGACAACAAACAACTACGGACCTCGCATGGATGCGGGAATGTCCTCAAACCCTACATTTATTCAAATACCTGACGGTATGGATGTTTTGCCTGGTTGGTCTTACAACGGGACTGACTTTGTACCCCCAGTTGAATAGCGATTATGTCCGAACTCACTCCGTGGGAAAAGTATAAACAAAGTTTAGGTACGGCACGACCTTGGCATATCCTTAGCTCCGAGCTTCGAACAACTGAAGAGGTCGCTTCTTCTAGGTTGGCTATATGCGTTGCTTGTCCTGAACTTATATTGGCAACTAAGCAGTGTAAAAAATGCGGGTGTTTAATGAGCCTTAAAACAAAAATTGAATCTTCAGTATGTCCTATAGGAAAATGGTAGCTTTTATGGATAATACGCCTATTTTTATTTCTAATTTTCTTGAAGATACTGAGTTTGTATCTTTACAAAACTATGTGAAAAGTAAAAATAAAGCCGAAACTAGGTTTTATGACGGGTACAACCGCTACGAGTGGTCAGGGTCAGAGGTTTTAAACAACCTTCATCAACAACTTCTGCCTGTAGCTAGAGAACATTTTAAAAGCGAGACCTTAGTGCCATCATTTAATTTTGCATCTTGGTACTTTGGAAACGCTTCTTTAGAACATCACACAGACATAAATGCCTGCACTTACAGCATTGACCTAGCGGTTTACGCAGAAATTCCTTGGGAGTTATACGTAGAGGGTGTACCCTATGATTTGAAAGAGAATGACGCACTTTTATACTATGGAGAGTCTCAAGAGCATTGGAGAGAGCCTCTAGTAAATCCTGAGAATAAAGTCGTCTGCAATGTTTTCTTTTTCTATGTGGAACCTGATCACTGGTTTATAACAGAACCTGTTGAAAAACATTTAGAAATAAGAACCCAAAACGCAGTAGGAACGGTCCAAGACCGTCTAAGACGAGAGAAGGAACAAAATGGAAGTTGAAAGTGTATGCGATGACAACGTACGTATTTATCGAAATTTCTTATCACAAGAAGAAGCTGATCTTTTAACAAAGTGGTTTAAAGAGTTTAATTACGCTGCTCTTCCCCAGCACGCTTTTAAGTTTTGGGGTCAAAGACTAATGACACCAAGTATAACAACAAATTATCCTGGGTTTGAAAACTCCTACGCGGAAATTATGGAACTTAATAATGTTCTTCAAGCCAGAGTTAAAGAAGCTTTAAACATGTACGAATTAGCTGAGTGGACACCCAGCCCGTTTAACTATATTAAAATGTGGAAAGACTCAAACCCTATGAATACTGACTGGGGCGACAACCTTGAAATGTTTTATCATGTGGACAACCAAGACCAGATGGTACAGACAATTTTTTGGGGAATGGTTATTTACCCAAATGATGACTACGAGGGCGGAGAAATCTCTTACCCACAGTACAACTTCAGTTATAAGCCTGAAGCAAGATCTATGATTATGCACGAAGGATACGTAAGACATGGTGTAAAGAAGGTAGAGTCTGGCGAACGTTTTTGTTTAGCCTCTTTAACGACTAAACACAATGTATGGAATCCAAACCCCAAGCCAGCTCCAACTAACCGCCCAGAAGATCCTTGGCACTACCCGGCGGGTTACCACGGTGTAAGAATGCCTGGAGACCCTCTTGAAGGTGACGTGTCTATACCAAGACCCGATGGGTCATTAGCGCCTTATAAATCAACTCAAGACCCTTCTATCGGAGACACCGCTGATGGTAGACATAAGCCTGGAGATACAAAGCTAATTAAATAGTTAAGGATGATTACAAAGGCGTCATAGATACACTTAATCTATGGCGCCTCATCATTTTGCACGACGTAGCAAAAACCACAGCGTATCTGAAACAGAGAGCCTTGCTGAGGAAAAAGTAGAGCGGGCTTTAAAGACCGCCGTAGCCATTATCGCGGTCCCTTTCAATTATTTAACGGGTAAAGGTAACCCTGACAAAGCCTAAATCCTCTTGGACAATGGTAGTTGCACCCCGATCAGGTGCTATACCACTCTAGAGAATAGGTCAATAAATGGCATTAGACACTTCAGGTCAACAAGCAGTTGACTTTGTATGGGGAAACTTCCCTATGCAACCAAACGACGACCGCGCAGCGGCAGTCACACCAGCAAACATTTCAGCAAACTCTTCAGGAGATTATGCTTGGGGAGCAACTACTCGCGTAGCAGCAGACCGTTTAGACGCAGCTCTTGACAACCACGCAAATGCAGAAGCAGCTTGGTCAGGATATCCATCTTACACAGCTGGTACAGGCAATTACATTATCACAGCAGTTTCAGGTGACGGTACAACCGTTACTTACACATCACAGAACAAGCTTGCTGTAGGAGACTCAGTTAACGTTACTGGTCTTTCAGCAGGGGCTTACAACCTTTCAGCAGCAACTGTTGCATCAGCAGATGCTCTTAAGTTCACAGTGACCAACGCAGCTAACGCTGGCTTGATCACAGGCCAGTACGGTAAAGTTCAGCTAACAACTGCTCTAACAGCAGCTGATGGCGCGGGAATCGGTTACATCAACGTACCTAACGTACTTGGTGATCTAACAGCAGTAGCTCTTGATGAGCTTAAGGATGCTGGCTACGAAGCAGCTAATATTACAACAGCTTCAGCAGCTACCAACACAGCAACACAGCCAACTGGTATTAACGTAACAACAACTACTGCGGCAACTGTAACTGTTGCGGGTGGAACAAGCACATGGCCAGTAGGCACTAAGGTAACTATCACAGCCGGTACAGGTATTCCAACAGCACTTGTTGGTACTTGGACTGTAACTGGTGGATCAGGAAGCACACTTGTTATTGCAGGTTCAGGATGGACTGTTGCAAACACAGGCGCTATTACACCTGGTACACAGCTAAAGGCTGCAGCTGGAACAATCAAGACACAGTCAACAGCAGCAGGTGCTGCATCTGTGGCAACAACAGCAACAATTACAATTACACCTTGGGCAGCAGCAGCATAAGCTTTCCAACACAAACAAAAAGCCCCCGGCTAATAACCGGGGGCTTTTTGCTATGCATGCGTTTTCATACGCCTGCGCATTGATCGTCGTTCTTCTTCCGTAGTTCCCGCCCATATACCCTTTTCAGAATATTGAACCGCCCACTCTAAACAAGCGGACTGGAACGTGCACGTCTTACATACAGATCTGATTTCTCGTGCTGCTCTCATTTCCTCTACCCGATCATCGGGGAAGAACACAGCTAAATCTAATGATCTACAAGGTTGACTGCCATCAAACGCCGGAGCGTTATTAATACCAGCCCTTCTCTTGCCAGAATCGCCACGCGTTGCATGCACCATTGGGCTCATTTGTATCCCCGTATCTTTTCTCGATATAACGTAATCCATATTTTATTTGAAGCTGTGCGCTAGCGGTCTTTTCGACCTTGTAGTTACCCCATGTTGAGGGCATGAATTGTGCAATTCCGTATGCACCTGACGATTTGTTTTCCGCCTTTGGATTGAAATGACTTTCCTTCATCCAGACGTTCCGCAAACATTTCCACTCCGCGATTGACCAGTCTTTGGTGTACACGGTTAGGAATGCAAGCGCTTCAGCATCAAAATACTTTACGCTTGGGCTAGCTAAGGCTTTCTCAGCTTGGCTCTTGGTGGTACGTACCTTCATGTGTGTTAAAGACACTGTGATAACTTTTTCGGTCACTACAGGCTCTACAACAGCTGTTAAAGCGTACGCTGGTGTGATTAGGTGGGACAGAAGCATAAATGCCACCGTTCCTCCCGCGAACACCTTTTTTAGATTAATCGTTAGATTAATTCTGATATTGAGCATCGCTGCTCCTCTCAGTAGGCAAAAGCCACCATTGCTGGTGGCCGTGTCATTAACTACCTTAGCACGGGCTTTACAAGGCGTGTCAAGCGTAAAAGATATATTTTCTTTAC